CCCCGAGACCTGAAGGCTGCTCCAGACCAAGTTGTCGGAACGTGCCGACTACGCTTGCCATTGTTGCAACAGCGGCTGGGTTGATTGTAGCGTCAGTCTGCTCGTCACGGATAATGTCCTTCTCGTTCTGTACATCGTCCACACCGACACGATCCATTGCGCGCTCAGCCGACCAGATGCGATTCTGCACAAGGCTGATTGCGGTATTAGCAAGTTCAAGCGTGTCTCGCGGGGTCAACTCAGGTGGCACAACCTCAATGCGGTAGTTGCCGTTGATGACCAGTGCAACTTCCTCGTTGTTGTACGACCACACTTGAGCAGACATCTTCCATACCTTCTTAAGCCAGTTGTAGAACAACTTGCGCTTTGGCGCAATGCGCTGCTCGTAGTTAGCGATAAGGGATGCGATAGCGCGGGATGACCCAAGGACGCTGGACGGAGCGATACCAAGAAGCAGGTCGTTCAAGCCAGAGACGACCGCTAGTTCACGGTCAATGCGCTGGTTGTATTGTTCAATCTGAATGTTGGGCAGGAACGGCTGGATTGGCTCAATGCGATTACCCGCGCCAGGAGCGGCAATGCGACCTGGCTTCGGAATGGCGTTGGCTGGTACTTCCTCTGGGGCATCCTGCCCAACCAACTGGAACATCTGCCCACCAACGATCTGGTGGATAAACTGAGCGGCGTTAGTGATGCGCTCATCCTTTTCGCGGAGGAGTTGCTCTACATCGTAGAGTTCTGGCTTACCGTATGGCGAGCCAGGAACGCGCGAGTTGATAAGTGGGATGTATGGCAGTTCGCCAGCATACTCTGGATGCTCGCGGTCGCTTACAAGTTGGTTGCCGACAAACAGGCAGTTGTAGGTCTTGGTCTCCCCGCCCTCAATCTTCTTGTACCAGTAGTCGTAGACGCTAACCTGCATCCGCTCATACGAGGTATCTCGGCGATCAACGGTGCGCTCTGCCTGCGAAGCAAATGCGGTAACTAGTGGGTCGGCATGATCACCAGAGTACACAAATGGGAAGTACTCGTTGCCACTCTTCATTGGGATAATGTCAAATCCAAACTCGTCCATTGCAGCCTGAGGGCTAAGACCATAGTGGTACAGCGCCCAATCAATGCGAGTAAAGTCTGACGAGCCGTAACCCATGTAAAGGTTTTCTGGAGCAGAAATAACTTCTACTCGCGGAAGTTGGTCCTTCTCGTCAAAGGTAATCTTTGCTGCGGTGTCTCCGTAAAGAGCCTTGTACAGGGCAGCATCTTCCATGATAATGTCCATGTCCGTCTCTTCCCACCAGCGGAAGAAGATGCGCTCACGGGCTGCTGCCTCCTCGCGATCCTCTCGCGAAGAGCCAGATGGCAGATAGTTAATTACTGGGCGCACAGCCTGAAGCGACGCTGGGATAGAGACGTAGGATGGATGGACGTTAACCGAAACGTGCGCACGACCAGCAAGGCGTGCAGACTGATCTTCCGACCAATGGTCTGCTCCGCCGACAGTGATCGTCCTCGCGTGGAACAGATTATCAAAGCGGCGGAACAGTTGTCGCCGTCGGGCGTTCTCCGATTCTACGCTCCCCTTGCGCTCAAGGATCTCAGTAAGTTTCTTTGCTGATTCTTGACCGCCAGTAACCTCGGCGTTCTTGACCAACTTCTTTGCGTCCTCGGACATTGCGACACTGCCAAGGAATCGGTTGCCCTTGCCAGCAATCTTACTAACAAGTTTGGCACCCTTCTGGGTAGCGTCAATAACCTGTGGGTCGTTAGTCTGTAGGGATGGAATCTTAGCCATTATGCAACACCAAAGAAGTTAAACTCAGCGTCTTTGACAGAGTCGGATGCGGAGCGGGTAGCATGTCGGATAGCAACGGCAAGAGCCATAACAGCATCGGTCTCCAGTTTTCTATCGTCAATCTTATACCCCAAGAGTTGTCTCCGCAGTTCTAGCCAGATCCCCCGCTTAGGGAATTCTACCATTTCTTTGTCTAGCATAGCCTTAAGGTCTGATAGGATCTCAAGTTTCTTAGCCTTGGTACCAGAGAAGTCCACCTGCTTTAGAGGCTTAATGATGTTCAGTTCCTGCATGAACATCTTACCACCAAATCCAGTACTGTCTATAATCGTGGTACACTGCGCTCCTTGATTATACAACAGATGGTTCTCCCTAAGCATATTTACGAGGTTAATGAGAGTTTGTTTACCCGAACGCTTCCTGGCTCGGACCCCTCGGACCTTGTTTTTGTTGGTATAGTCAAGGACAAGCGACCACGTAGCGTCGGAGGAAATTGCAGGATCGCAGCCCTGTACGTAGCGTCCGCCCTTTACAGGCTCCTCTTCGTCCTCAAGATCAAGTCGGAAAGCCTTCTCAACCGACTCGGCATGGAAGTACGCCTCACGAGCCTCAATGAAGTACCCGTCAATGTTCTGGGCTACAAGGTATTCAACCTGCTGGCGGATGATAGAGTCAAAGTTCTCTTGCGAAAGACCGAAGCCGATGTTGTCTCTAGTGGACATACGGAAAGAAATGACTTGAGGGTCACGAACTGGGTTGTCGGGGTTGCCCAACTCCCAGAGGTCTGCGTAGTCGTTGATGCCCTCGGTGGGGGTGGAGATAAAGTGGAGTTGCCCGCCCGTGGAGAGACGGCGGAGGTTAAGAACCTCTTGGTAGATAGTCATAAGATAGGGATCAAACGCAGCCTCGTCAAACGAAATGCCGTTCATGTCTTTACCCAGCAACGCTTTCGCTTTATCTTGCGTAGTGCGGAAGTGGATAGTGCCACCGCCGACCGCCTTGTTGAACTGAAACCACAAATACTCGCCGCGATACTTCTTATCAAAGGTAGCAATCTTTCCCATCTCCAGAAAGAGCGGAGCCTTACGCCCCTTCTGCGCAGGATGAATTCCTTGAGTGATCATGGAGAGTTCGCGGAATACCAACTCAGCCGTTTCCTGCTGGATGCCGATGTGATACCACTCGTAGGGTTCCTTCAGCCAACGAATAGCATCTTCAGGATTTGCTGGTGCTGGAGGTTTAATCCCCAACTTGTAGAAGGCTGAGTGAAATACCATTAACGCCATGGCAAGAGTTTTGCCAGCGCGGTTACCAGCGGAGACAACAGTAGTCAAATACTTAGGAGACCAACCATTCTCTGCGCGCTCAACACAGGCTCTTGACCAGCGTGCTTGCCCAGGATTCATCTGAACACCTAGGAATCGCTCAGCAAAGAACACTGGGTCTGTGCGACCAGCAGTCAGATCCTCTAGAAGATTACCCACGCTTGGCTTTGTTGCGGGCGCTAATTGCAGCAGCCTTCCGCTTTGCGTCAGCCTTGCTGGTTGCGCCCCATACCCGAAGGCTTAGCAGGAGACGAGTCGGCTTGCCGTTAGCATCGTACTCCGCTCCAGGCATACCGCCCATGCGGGCGAGGAATGACGCACGGCGCGGGTTATCCCCGCTCTTGACTGGAGCCTTGAGTGTGCCGCCCTTGTAAGACGCACGACCCTTGGCGTTCAGTCCGCCTGCTGGGTTCTTCCCCTCCTTACGAGACCACGCTGGACTAGACACAGAGTTTGTGCCTCCATAGGAACTTAGTGTTTGCCTTTGCGCCAACAAAGTCCTTGACCAATAGACGGTTTGCTTCCTTCATGGTCTCAATCAGTTTGCCGCACCCAGCACAATGCTTTGATGTCCAGAACGTCTGGCTAGGCTTTGCGCTTGCGCTTAGTGACTTCTTGCTTGCCATCTTCAACCTCCTTGAAATCAGGGAGCGGCAATACCTTTGCCAAAGGGGTAGACAACGAGTCAGCCCCACGCTCGGTCTCCGTGTCCCAGACATGGTTTAGAATGCCAAAGACCATACTTCCTACTGAGGATTCAATCGTATTAAGCAGACGCTCAACACCAGCATAGTGTACATGAATAAGTTCATGCGCAATAATACGGCGCTGGTTTTCTGGTTTCTCCTTCCAGAAATCCTCCGATAGACGGATGGACGCAGACCAGAGATTCTCAGAAACCTCAATGTCTGCGTACGCATCGTCAGGCGGCAAAGACTCTGAAACCTTTACATCCCACTGCTTAAGATTAAGCAATGGTAGGGCTTTGGCGATATACGCCTGAGCCAGTTCCCTCTTTGTCATGCTCCCTCCAGGAGATTACTTCTTCTTGCGCAACTCCATAGCAACCAACTGAGCAAGGGTAGCCAATGCACCACCAGCGGCAGCGCCACGTCGGGTGTACGTACCAGCCTTACGCTTTGTACGCATAGATACTGCGTCGTCGTAAAGATCTCCAGCCTGATTGTTTGCCTTCATGCGATTTCCCTCAGACTTTCGGAACTTCTTGTCCTCGTACGCCGCCTGACCCTTCTTGGAAAGACCAGAGGTTCTACGGGCATCACTTTCCGCTCGGTCATAATCAATTCGGTTGTCTTCCGTGCGATATGAAGGGCTATTTCGGTTAGCCGCTCGGTTAGTCTTAAATCGCTCAAGAGCGCCCGAATTTGCACGAGGCATCTTTCGGTACTCGTCATCGTATACCTTCTCGGAAGAAGCCATAACTCGTTCGTTCTGA